GGAATAATCGGTATGCCGCTTTCAAGGCCGATGCGCTCGATCTCATTCGTGAGCTTCGTAATCGGTTCGTCAAGGATGTACAGGAAATCGTCTAAGTCCATCGGTTCACCTCTCAGGTAAAGGCCGATTCGATTGTGACCTTTTCGTTGTCGGCTTCTTCCCATGCGTACCACACGCCGGTCGAAACTTCAACCTCCATGTAAAATTCGTACTTGTAGTTCGCGTCGGCACCCTTCCAGGTTGTGGCCGCCGGTGTAAACGTCAGGATACCGCTGGCTGCCGTTGTAACGACCAGCAGAGCCGGGGAGTCGGTTGTCGCGAAGGTATCGTACGTCGGTTCGCTCTTGCCGTTCTTGCGGCGCAAGCGGACTGCTTTCGATCCGAGGTCGTAGGCGACGCCCGCGCGCGTGAGGGTTATCGTTATAGGCTCCCGTGAACCTTCTCGTAATTCCAGTGTGCTCATTAGTCCACCTCAATGTCCTTTTCAGTAATAGATTCCGTGATTGTCTTCGCGGTGATCGATTTTACCAGAGTTTTGGCTGCGACGGCAAGGGACACGACGCGAGCGTAAGCGGACGAAAAGTTTATGCGGTCGGAAATGGAAGCGGTCAGGGTAAGGACGCAGTTGATAGTCGCGTAATACATCGTACCGACGGTAACCAGTGCCCCGATGATAGACGGCGTAAGTGTCAGTGTCACCGCGATCCCTCGCAGGAACGTCACCGTGCGCGTGATAGCAGGCGTCAAGGTAATCGTCTGTGTGATTCCCCGGAGAAATGTAACGCGTCTGGAAATCAAGGGAGTCAGCGTCAGGGAGCCGGTGATTCCGCGCAAGTATGTGACCACGCGCGAGAGCGCGGGCGTGAGCGTAAGCGTTTGGGTTATCCCTCTCAGGAACGTCACACGTCGGGTTATGCCCGGAGTCAGGGTAATCGTTTGCGAGATTGAACGGGCGAACGTGACGCGCCTCGCGATGTCCGGAGTCAACGTCAGCGCACAAGTGATATTCCCGAAATACATAATGATGACCGCGCCGACAATTGAGGGCGTCAAGGTCAGGGTTTGGGTAATGCCGCGAAGGAACGTCACCATCCGGGTTACCGCAGGGGTCAGGGTAAGAGTCTGAGTAATCCCGCGCAAGTAAGTTAGCCGTCGTGAAATCGCCGGGGTCAAAGTCAGAGTCTGAAGGATTCTCCGGTCGAATGTTACCCGCCTCGAAATAGCCGGGGTAAGCGTCAAGGTCTGCGTGATATAGCCGTAATATGTCGTGCCAGTCGGTGTCGGATTAAACGAAATAACAATCATCGCCCAATCGTCAGACGCAACCGTATACGAAAGTGTTATACCAGCAGAGCCGTCCGCAAGACAGAACTGCGAACTTATTGTATAAGCACCCAAGTCCGTACCAGATATCTGAATATGGCTGTTCGCTATGGGCAGAGTTAAAAGTCCGTCCATCATAGCATCGACAATGAGCTTGCCTGCTCCGCCTGTCGTGATAGCACAGGCCGGGTTTGCACTACCAGCGTTTAAAGCACTATTCGAGGTATCAAACGGGTCAGTAGTATCGATCCCGCTCCATGCTGAAACAATTAAAGAGATGCTCGCTACACCTGTATTCGGGATGCTTATGGTCTGCGATCCCGATGAAGGCGAGGCAAGATAAAACAACTCAACTCTTGCCTCACCACCAGAGCTTACCTTCCCTTGACCGCTATCGGTCATATCCACTGAATTAAAAGTAGGAACCGCCCCGCCACGAACTGCGCTAAGGGTAAAAACCTTTAACACAAGCAGGTCCCCGCCAGCGCAGTCAAAAGTCATTGTGACCGGATTAGCAGTAGATGCCGCCTGAGTTCCCTGAGCGGTTAATTCATAAGTGGCAGCAATTGTGATTGCCGGAAAAACGTCATAACTGATTGTGGCTTGCGGAGACGTTATCTGAAAATAAATAACATCGCCCGGAACGACATCTGCCGGGACGAGTTGCAAGCCATATTCAGTTTCACTGTTACCACTGGCTACAATATCGTTGGCTGTCCCACCAGATAAACCATTCTCAGAACAACCGTATGCAGAACTCTCGAATGTCCCTGTACCCGAAAGTCTTTGTGTACAGTGAGCCGGAGCCGCGAAAGCAATAACATTGACGGCTTTTACGACTGAAGAAGAGGTCGTAACATCAACCCAACTTCCGGTATTTAATTTATATTGGAGTTGAGCAGCGACATCGGAAACCGCCGTCCCGCCTGCTTCCTGTTCACAGATACGCAACAAAAAGCGCATTCCGGGTATGATTAACCCGGCAGTTGGATTAACATCCTCCGCCGCAATAAAACCATGCGTTATTTCGGTTCCGTTGTCGTAACCGAAACGAAAATGCGTTTGTCGCAGGTCTACAGCCATTTATCGACTCCCGCCTTACGCCTGTGCAAGACTTGTCAGGAACGTTACGCGCACGATGTCGTTTATCAGGACAGCCTGCCCCGCGAGCACGTTCGCACGGGCGTACATCGTACCGCCCGTTGGCGGCGTGCCCGTGCCGGCTGACGAAAACGCGCCGTATTCCTTGATTGTCTCTGAAACCGTGACCGTGATATCACCGACGCCCTGAACCTGAACGGCGGTCGGCTGCGTCACCGTAGCCACGACCCGCGCTTCATCGGACGGGTCTATCAATGCGCTCTGCGATGGAGCGGCTTCCGTGCCGTCTCTACCCATGTGGACATACATCGTCGCCCATTCCGTGTTGATGCGGTCATTGATCGCTTCCAGTTGGACGGTCGTAATCTTACTTAAATCGGCCATTTGTTATTTCTCCTTTGTGGTATCAATTCCCTGCTGCCATGCTCGTCTATTACAACGTGAGATACCAACCTATACTTTTGGTAACTCAAAATTCCATCCTCACATTTGAACCGCCACTCGCGTCCGGGAATTAATCCGCGCTTGCCTAAAACCAGCAACAAGATTCCTTTCGTTAAAAGTGGCAATTCGAAAAACGGGGTCATCGGGAAGTCAGCAAATTTCGTGCCGTCGGCTGTCATCGGCTCACTATATGGCCGGAGAACTTCTGAGTCGACCCGTTGTTTCATTGAAAAGTTTTGATTTATTCCTGTCATGTTTATATTACCACCGCCGTAAGATTGCAGGCTCCCGTTGAAATCTGAATATCATCGAGGGAAAAAATCTGTGTTGACACTTTGACAAGCACATATATTAAATCCCCCGCCGCTATGGTTTCAGAAATCGTACCGCTCTTAGTCCCCGATGTGCCGCTATTATTTGTGAATGAATCCTTTGCGACATCGTTGACGTATAACTGCACGGTTATTGTGTCGGTTCCACCAGAAGGTGTCCATGTAGAAACATAGACACCCAACCATGTGATCGTGCCAGCCTGTGGAGAGATAATCCTATAACCAACCTCTTGATCCCCCGTGGTAAGCGTAATGGGAGGGCCAACAAGCGTGATTACAACGGATGTGCCGAGACCAAGACTGGCTGGCGCTATGAATTCTGTAGCGGTTCCCCCCGCGTTGTTTCGATGTAAATATAATTCCGACCCCGTATAGGTCGAGGGCGTGTCCGTGAGCGAAAGGAAATCGTAATCCCCGCCCGCTAAATCTTTAATTTCGTAATCATGCTGTCCGCGCTCTTTATAACTCGACGGCTGCGGTGTTTTCCGGACAATCCGCTCGACCATGTTTTTGATAACAAGGCCGAGCATTTGCGGACCCTTAACGCCCCGATCATTGGAGGTCATGTGATCACCGCCGTATTCGCGTTCAGGACGGTAGCTTGCAATTCAAGAGCGTCTAATCCTGTCTTCTGGATTGAGAACGCCCGCACAACGCCCGTGTAATCCGATCCCCCGACGCCGTCCTCGTCAACCGTGATCGTCAATCCAAGCTCCGGTTTTGTCGGGAGCAGCCCGGAATAGCCATAATGTCGCGATTCGTAATCCCGCAGGTGTGTCAATAGAAGCGTCCTGGCCGCGCTCACAGCGCTTTCGTAAGTCCCGACGCCTATGTCATAGGGAAGTATCCTTTGCGCCCCACCTACGCCATTCAGTGCGCCCACGGAGCCTCGTAGCTTCTGGTATGTCAGCGGCGCATAAACGAAAAGGGCATTGCCGATATCTGTCACGCTGTCGGTTAACTGGACGGTGACATACTTCTTAGCTCCGGTTATTTTCAGATCGTGGATTACCGCCCAATAATAGTCAGCCCCGTCTTTTGGCCCCGGCATGTAATCCCAGATGATACGGACAGCGTTGACATTCCGCATCCGGAATTCTTCGCAGGTTTCCTCAAGCCATTTCCCGTAAGGGTTTGGTTTCCCTTCAAGCGCGAAACCGAGGTCAACCCATGTCGCGGCGTTCCTGCTTGCTTCATTGGTCGTGTCGTAATCGTCACAGCCGTAAAAGCGAACTAAGAATGTTTTCGATGAATTCTGATAGGTCTGTGAGGCGTCGATTGAGCGATATGTATTTATGGCAGCGGTGATCGATCCGAGCGGAATCACCGGCGGAATCGTCCCGGGTCCAAAAACGCAGTCACAGAAATGGACACTGGCAGCCGGGCTATGCGTAAACTCCGCTTTGAGTACGGTTGTAGGATCGCCGTCGATAATGTAGCCCTTTCCGAAATTCCCGGCGGAGGTACTATCGTCTATCTCGTCCATGTTCCAGGAGCCGCTATCGTTCTGCATCATAACCCAGCGATCCGGCTTCGCGCCCCCGACGCCAGCATCCGTATGCCAGATGTCGTAAATAATATTAACAGCTTGATCGCCCTCGTACTGGACTCGCACGCCGCTATAAACATTTTCGATGCTCTTTTCATCATCGATGCGGTGAAGGAAAGGCACGGTGAAAGCGGACGTGTCATTAGCGATCACGCGCAACCTGAATTTATCAATGTCGTGCCTATACCAGAATTTAATTTCCTCTTCTAAACTGAGTTCCGTGAGTAAGTCCTGAATGGCGTCGAAAACATTTTGCGGCTTCCGCGATGGATCGTAATCATAACGGTTGACGAACATCAGGCCGGTTGAAGAATGCAGATAAAGCGCCATCGAAACGTAACCATCCGATGTCGCAGATGCGGGTGTTTCACTGACTGTTATTCGTGTAACCGCGCCCGTCCACGCCGATGACACGATAGTATAATAGCCGTCGTTTCCTGTGGAGTCGGACACCGCGACGTATTCCCCGGCGACAAATTCAGTGGGCACATTCTCGGAGATATCGAATCGTTTATTAACGGTGTCGACCGCGTCGATATCGTAAGTTTTGAATCCCGCGCCCCCGTAAGCGAGCGGAGCCGTGAGCATCTTTTTTATGATGTCATTCAGCGTTAAAAGATATGTGCCGCCTAATTCGTAATCCTCATCGTAAACGAAGTAAGTCCCCCGGTATGTATCCCCGGCTTCCGTGGTACCGGCCATGACAAAGCATCCGAGTTTGGGGACGCTCTGGACTTCCTTTTCAATCCGCATGATGTCCCACGCGGCGGCATGATTCTTTTCGATCCGCGCCATTCCCGGAGCTATCTGTTTCGCTATCTTTTCATAGACGGCGACGGCTGCGAGATGCGCGGCTGCCGATGTCGCGAGCTGCCCACGGACGCAATTACGCAAGCGGTATTTCGTGTCCGCTGCGGAGTTGTCATAGCCGTCGTAGTAAATCCATTCGACCGCAATCTTGACCCAGCCGCGAGGATTAAAGCCCTCGTTGGAAGTGGACAGGATTATGTTCGGGTTGACAATGCCGCCGTCTACAGTACCGTCCGGGATCGCTTCGTCAACCGTAATCACGGTTGGACCCGCTCCGGTTGCGCTTGCCACTGTGTATGTCCCGTCATTCCCCGTTGAACCGGATACCTGGAATCTATCATCGGCCACGAATTCAGCCGCGACAGCATCGGCAACCGTGAATTCTTTCGTACCTGTGTTCACGCCTGTAATCGCGTAAGTCCCGGCGCCGATATTCACGTCAAGCGCGTCGGCATTTGAGGACGCATCTTTGATGTAACATTTCGCGCCGTCCGCATCGTCGGGATCAGGCCATAAGGTATCGCCCTCAAATTCACCATAGCTTGTATTCTCTATCAGCGGCACTTCCGTCAATAATGCGGAGTCCGTTTCAAGTGTCCAGTACGGGCTCCCGTTGGTGTCCGGAATTGTGCAACTTGTCAGGATTCCTTCCTTGCCCCATACCGTTACCTGAAGCATTCGACCCGTCGGGAAGTCATGCGTTTTCAGCTTTGAGTAAACATAGCCGCGAAACCAGAACGCGGAATCTCTCTTGAAATTCACCGTCGCCAATTGCTGACAGGGATTCGTCGCAAGCGTTTCATTTTCATAAAGCGACGCGATATCAGCCCGGATTAAAAGCACCATCGCGCTCACGGTTTCCATGCTCTGCTCAATGCCCAAAAAAGAGACGGGTAAATTCCCGCTGGCACCTTGCGCGCCGCCCGTGAGGTTGTACTTAGGATTCGATGCTGTGACTGTCCAAGCCATTATGAGGTAATCCCCAAGGTTGTTATCAAGCTGGTAATCGTGTCCGTGAAAAACTCGATGCTATATTCAGCCGGAATCATCTTGCCCGGCGATTCTATTTCTCCGGGGAGCGTCACAAGGAAGCCGCTGTATGTTTTATACATCGCGTCCGTGGTCATGGAAGGCGGATCGGTCAAACTCAGGTCTTCGATAAGTAGACGCTTTTCGTAATCCAACCAGTAGCGCATCATATTCAGTTGCATCATTGTTGCCGCGAGATGCGTACAGCCGATGGTTAATTTTCGCGCCTGCTTACCGTCGGTGTCCGTCTGTCGCAACGTCTCCGAGATGTCGTAATGAAATCGCTGGTCTGGTCCGAGGACAGGTTCTGGCTTAACCGTTAGCGGCGGGTTTAATGTCATGTTCGGGAGCAAGTGATAAATCTGAGCAGCGACGCTCGGAGATACCGCACCTTGTGAAACGCGAATCCAGTAAGCGGCGGTGCCATTAATTGTGATCGACGCCCACGCGCCCGGGATGACCCATTCCAGAAAACCGCGCTGTGTGAAGCCCGATGTATTATTGTCGAGTACCGTAAGCGTCGCCCACGATGGACCCGCTATCGAATATTCAGCGGCGAAAGTCCCGTAGCCCACGGGCGCGACAGCCATGCCGTAACCGACGAATCCAAAGGCGGCGGCCTTGCCCACATACATGACATCGCTTGCGTCCTCCCACAATTTGACGGCGGCGATATTCGTCACCGAAAATACAAGCGCGTCCGCGTTCGTCCAGATAACGCCGATGGTGCCGTCAACCGTGGCGTCAGGAATTACCTGGTCAACCGTGATCGTAATCGGCCCGGTTCCCGTCGCGTTTCCGTTGACGCTATAGGAGCCGTCGTTTCCCGTTGACCCCGCAATGGTGAAGGTCGAATTGTCGAGAAACATGTACGGGATATTTTCCGCGAGCGTGAAGGTTTTATTTCCCTGATTTAATCCGGTGATATTATAGGTCGTGGCGCCCCGATATATCCGGCAGTAAGTGGCGGGATCGGCAGTCTGCGTTATCCGTACATTTTTTGAGATAGCCATAGTTACCCGCCCACGCGCGGAGCCTGCGCTTTCAATTGCATCGTGATATTGTTTATCCCCGCAGCCCCGACGCCTGACCAGAGAATCTTACCGATATTCAGCATGACCGTTGCGAGATCGGCGGTGTTTGTCATGTATACATAAAGCGGATTCGATTGCGTGTTGCCACGATCTTTTTTCTTAAAGAGCATTCCGAGCAGGCCGCCTATCGCCGCGCCCGGAGCGCCGAAAGCGGAGCCTATCATCGGGAGTGCGCTCTGCATAAAGTCCGCGCCGGAATCAGCCGTGGCAGCCATGCCAGCCATGCCCCATAAGAAGTCATTGGAGCCGAGAGTTTTCAGTCCGCCGCCGTACCACGATGAACCGTCGCCGCCCTTACGCATTTTAAAAGATGGTCCCGCTTTCGGATATACTCGCGAAAAGTCTGCATTAAATGCTTTTTCTTTTAACAGGCCTCGTATTCGTAAATCCTCAGATGCCGCCGCTGTTTCCTGTAACGCTTCTTTGAGCAATCGCATTTTCATGCAAAACGCATCAATATCCTGTAATGGTTCCTTTATGGAAACGCCAAAATCCCGCATTGGTTTCTTCCAGAAATTCCACGGTGCGGTATCGGTTGTACCACCGCCACCACCTCCACCGCCACCACCGGCCTCTAATAATCTTCTCTGAATTTCCGATTCTGGAATTGTCGGCCCCATTAAGCCCCTATATGTAGGAGGGGGTGTCCCATTAAGTCCTAGAGAAAACCAAGAAGGGCCAGTTCTTGTACTTGGCGTGGTTGCCCCTGCCCCTCCGGAAATTGGCCATAATTGTCCCGGCCATGACTTATTATAATCTGCAATAAACCCACTTCTAACTTGGTTTTCCTTTTTTTCAAGCCATGCATCCATAGCGCGACATGCATTCCAGATAGAATCACTTAAATTTTGAAATAAACCAGCATACCAATCGATGGCCCATCCCGTAAATAATATTTTGTCCGCCAGAGATTTTGCGGCTTCTCCTAAATTATCTATTCCAGTTTTCGATTCGGATACCGCCTCCGTTTGCTCATTAATTCTATCCGTGAGTTCTTTAATCGCGGACTTAATACCCGGACTTGCCGTAACAAACCCCCCGATAGATTCCTTGAGTTCATCCCATGCGATGGTTAAAAGCAGCATTTGACCTTCATAAGTTTTCGTTTTCTCCGTAGCAATAACCATGCCCGCCGATGTCTTTTCTTGAATCTCATTCAGCCGTCCGAGTGCATCCTTGCTCATGTCTATCTCAAGACCCATGCGCGCGAAAGCATTCGTATTACTTATGAGAGTTTTGGAAAGTAGTTGAGCGGCGGTCGCATAATCCTTGTTGTAGAGATTTGCTATTTGAATAACCGCATCCATCGCTTTCGGCAGCGCTTCTGTCGATAATTTTGTTATGCCTTCAATTGTGCCTAAAATTGAAAGTGTCAGTTCATCGCCGACTCCGAGCGCAGTTTGTGTTGCCGTCGCGTATTTCTGAAGTTCATCGGATGCCGTGGCGGTATAATTCCCCGACGCCATGAGCGCGGCATTCAGCCGGGTAACCGCCGCTTCCTGCTCCATCGCCGCCTTGACACATTCCCCCATCCATCGCGCGGCCTGTCTCAAAATGACCAGACCGCCGATGATACCAACCAATTGTTTAAATCCCGTTGTGAGTTGATTAAGCGGAGACATCGACCCGGCAGCCGTCTTCTTTATACCGGGCGTTAACTGGTCTTTGAATCCGAGGATGACTTCTAATATCTTCTGGCTCATTGCTTATTCTGTTCGCTCCGCTTTGCCTGTTCGTACTTTATGTTTCTCTCCATCGCCAGCATTGCATCCACATACCAGGCCGGTTGATCCTCGACGCCGCCGCCCTCTAACAAAAAACCTTTCGTGAATAAAAGATATAAATCCGAAAGGTAAGCGACGAAGTCCGATACATGTTCATGGACGCATTTGTCCGCATAGACGATTACCCACTCACCGACATCGTTTCGGGTTCGGTCGATTTCGCGATATCCAATTTCGGGACAGATGAAGTCGTCTCCGTAATTTCCTGCCCGGCAATCATCGCACCATCTGAGTTCGCTTCCGAGCAGGCGGGCGTAAAATTTATTTCCTTGTGCTCCTCGACCGTGATACCCGCTGACTTCTGGACTCTCTCAAATATTTCGCCGAACACATCCGACGGCAGTTGTTCAATGCAATCATCGGTGACGCGCTTGATCGCTTTCGTGCCGAGCTTTTTGTTTTCAAATTGCAAAACGAACGGGATGACATTCCCCGCATTGTCAACGTCCTCCAGTCCGGTTATTGCTTTGAGCGCATAGCCGACAACATCCCGGCTGATGCTACTCATGTCCGCGCCGAATTCATCCCCGCGCGCGCGCCCGAGCGCGGCTATGTGCGTTTGCAGGCCATTCGACAGGGGGATAATCCGGAAGGTGACTTTATCCTCTCGCAAGGCTTTGATCTCTGCTTCGATCTTTTCTACATTCGCGAGCGCCACGGGATTACCTTCCGCTTCCGCCTTTGCCTCGACGAGCAGCCCGGCATAATATTCCAGGTTGTCCTGCCCGCGGAAGTAAGTAAATTCCTGTTCCGCAAGGCGTCTTGGTTTGACTTTCATTTCAGTGAACTCCTTTAGGGTTTATGGCTTATGTGAAGACCATTTGAAATTTCGTGTCACCGGCTTCCCAGCCGACCCGGTAGCTATTGGTGACAGCCAGAATGCCGTTTACATCCGAGAATGCCGGGGCAGCCATAGGATAGCCGGTTGCCGCCATATTGCAGATATTCCCGGAGACGGTCCCGAGTGCGATTGCCAGAGCGGTCGATGTCCCGCCGGTGAAACGTGTCGGGAAATTTAGGACTGACAGCGCGGGGACTTCGCAGAGGAAACCAAACGATGGTTTTTGATCAACGAGATCGGGGTCATCGCAGCCGTCCGTCGCAACGATGGAAAGGTTCGGTGAGTTCGTCTCATTGTTCAGAGCGATCCCGACCCGCTTTAAAACCAGAGCGGCGGCGCCAGCCATAGATACTGTTAGGCCAACCGCTGCGACCGGATTCGCGGCAACCTCAATCGACGATGCAAGTGCGGCCTCTGTCGGTGCCGTGTAGATTCCGACGCCATTCACACTCACGACAACCGGCGCGCCCGCAGCTATCTCAAACGAGCAATCGCCGACGCAGTTTGCCAGGGGAATTTTATATCCGTTTCCAATCGCGAAGTCGATATCAAGCGGTGTGGTATCAGTCGCTAAGTCGCCTGTCTGCGCATAGGTGACGCTCGTTGAGGCGGAAACCGTTTCCTTCAGTCCGCACATCTTAAAGATAGGTCCAAGTGGAGGTGCCACGCCGAGGGGAGTTCCGGAACCGCATAGCAGCGCCTTAAAACTGAATTTCGTCCAGCGCGCCCCCACGACCGGATGATTCCTGACTGATATCGGGACCTGGTTTGTCGTGTCGAAAACTTCCGCTTCGAGCAAGTCTACGCTCGCGTCGAAAACGCGGTGCTTCGCCGATCCCCACTCTACTTGGTTTTGAACTGTTCTCCATGGTGCTGCCATTATTGAGCACCTCCTGTAATCGTTTTCGTGTATTCAATCGCTTTCAAGTAAGCCCGTTTGTTTGCATCGTCCATCGCAAGCCAGTCCTTTTCGGGATAGCCCGCAGGACACGCGAGCTCGCGCGCGGGCGCGGGTTTACTTTCCGCATTCTCAGGCACTGTCCTCATGTGGTTTTCAGGTTCTGGTAACATTTTATATGTCCCTCCGATAGCGGAGCCTTACCCGCTTTTCGATCATCTTTTTTGTGCCGCGCGGCCATAATCGCGGCGGGTCTGAATCGACACCAAGGCACCATAGGCATGTGCCGTCAAGTGTTATATCTGAATTCAAAGCATCGTCCACGGCTTCATCGAGGTCATATAAATCGCTGTCCTCCGCTTCCGTGCCGCACACGATGAAAATAGCCACAAGTAATTGATAGTCAAATGTAGATGTAATAGTGTAATCGTTTGTCTTCGACCCCGATTCGATTATGCAGGCAGGCAGCGATGTAACCGGGATATCGTCCAGTAGCTGAAAGTCCGGCGCGGCGGTGACAAGGTTAAAGTCATCGATGTTCGTTTCGATCCTGCTCACGATTGCATCCAAGATTGTTTTTCGCGCCTGTACTGTCAAAAGTCTATTTCCTTTTTGAGTTCGTCTATGACTTCGTTGGCCACGTTCACCATCGGGATTGAAAAGAAATGTTTCGCGGTGATATTCGATCCGGGATGATTCACCTGTTTAACCGGATGTAATGCGCCAGACCAGTAGAGAGCTTTTTTGTTTTTCGGCAAAATAATGTGTGGTGCCGTATGCCCGCCCTCATGCTGTATGGCAGCATAATTCACATCCGACCGCATGCCGTATTCCATCGTGTCCGTGCCCACTTGACGGGCGAACTCCTCGAATGATTTCCTTAGCCGTCCGGTGCGGACTTTCAAAACTGAATAATAAAATCGCAGACTGGCATTCCGGAATCGACGCGGCATGCCCTGTAATTTAGTCGCCGTGAGTTTCGTATTCTTTTCGGCAAGGCGATTGAGAATGATCCCGATTGTCGGCCCAATTTCCACGGCTGTTATTGTATGCTTCGTAACTGTCATATCACGTTTCGCCTATATTGATTCAACACCAGACATGTTTCATCCGGCAGCCCCTTAAAGAACTTGTCAAAGCTAACACCGCCGTCCCGACTCAGGCTTGACAGCCCGAACCGCCCGCCCGCCGCTTTACTGTCGTACCAGATTTTCATCGCCACCTGACACGTCGCATGCTCTAAATCCGCAGGCACCCCGAAAGCATCCTTGACCTCTTTGTTTTCCCAGTCCGCGCACGCGTACCCGCCCGTGTATTTAATCAGGATTCCGTCCTCGTAATCATCCGTCCACGATCCCCATGAGGCGTTCGCTTCCTGTCCGAGCTTGGGGTACTTGATAAATGTTTTGTCGATGACGTGGTAATAACTCGCGTCCTCTAATTCAAAGGCCGATGTCCCGTTCCATAAATACACGGATTCGATTTTCACGATTGGTGGATTCCTTACGAATAACCGGGTAGTGTCATTGCCCGTGTAATACTCCTCGTAAGTAGCAAGCGGGAATTCGCGCCCGCAATAGAGCGACACGATTGACGATGCCGACGTGAGCACCGCTTTAAGCTGGATATCCTGCGTGTCGCCGGGTTCGTTGACGTATGCGGCGCTTTTAAGCAGGCTCAATCGTGCGATGGAATCGGTCATTATGGGTTAACCTTCCCGTCCTCTGACATCATGCGCGGCATTCCGAGCTCCGCGATAATCGTGATTATGGTTCCGTTCGTGTGCGTGCCCGTAGCTGTTACTACGACCTTGACATATCTATCGGTGCCGTCGTAACCGATGTGATAGATTCCCTGGTCTTCTGTCGGTGCATTGATAAGGCCGAAGGAATTTGAGGACGCAATCAGGATACCGTCCGTCCCGACGTCGGCGTATGTGCCGCCCTCCGTGGCGCATGACTGGAGCTTCGCAGTCCAGTACAGGGTACTCGAAAGCGTGTCGCCGGAATCCCCATAGATGACATGAAACGATGCGCCCTGATAGCCCTCGGTGTCGCAGACGTCGCTTGTGACCGTCGCCGTCTTCACAGCGGAAACCGTCAATAATTTTATATATGATCTGTCATCCATGTTTTCCATTGTAGTCTCCAGGGGGAGTCCGAAGACTCCCCCATTTTATTTAGGAGTTCACTCGGAAAGTAGCTTCCGTTATTATGCAGTTGCCACGGCGACGGACGAATCCGAACCGGGACCCATCTTGATATCACCGAGAACCGCGTAAACCCCGATGACATTGCCGTAGGTGTGCGTGCCGGTTGCAGTGACAACGCCTTTTAGATACTTGGCATTGCCCTTGTAGCCGATCTTGTAGGTCAGCGCGAGTTCGCCGTTTGCGTCCACGACAACGGAGTTAGCCGCGAGATTCGTGATCTCTCCGGCTGCGACATCCGTAAAACTGCCGTTGTAGGTATCGCATTCAGTGATCTTGCACGTCCACAAGATATTGGCCGAGAGGGTATCGGCGGACGCGGCACCGAATGAGAACAGGATCGTCGCGCTATTGTACGGTGTCAGATTCACCGGGGAACTCGTCACGGTTGTCGTGGCATTCGCCGGGTTGGACATCTGACAGATGTTGAAATTGTCGGTGTTGTCTTTGTTAGGCATGGTTATATTCTCCTCAGATTCTTTTAATCACCTTCATCAGGTAGTCTTGAGAATCTTGATTGCCTCCGGTTTGATTACCTGTCCACCGACGCGCTTCCTCATGTTGAAGTTGACGCCGGGGTACGGGGAATAGGGATCGACAAGTAGCGCGATGCCGCTTCGATCAACGATGCGATAGCCCCGCTTGAAGTCGCCGAGCATGATCGGGTAATAATCATTGCCCTGATTATCCATGCTTTCGCAGATGATGTAAGGCCGACCGTAAATCTCTGCTGGGGGGCCAGCCTGCAAGCCGGGCTGCCAGATGAAAGCGTTGGTTGTGGATTCCTTCAGAATCAGAATCCTCTTTAGCGTATCTGAGTTGAACCCCCATATGCTGTTCGGGCGATATGGCGCGAGCAGCGTAGTGTACATTGTCGCGAAGTCATCAGCTGAAATGACCTCAGTACCCGCGCCTGTCACATCGGCAGGATACTTCGCGGAGTCGGTGCCGTGGTTAAAGAAAATTCCTGCGGCGCGATCAACGGCGGTACCTTCGAGGAAGTCAATGCCCTCCGTATAACCGAAGGATTCCCCGGCGTCTGCGGTGATCTCGCTTTCAATGAAGCGCACATCATTCAGCATGTCGCTGGAAACTTTCGTCACAACGGTAAGCGGATACGCGGCGATCTTGTATTCCGCCCAAGTGCTGTTTGTCGCAGTAACAGCCGCTGCCGGGAGCTCGCTGTCATGGTAAGCGGTCGGTGTTCCGGTCCGCCTCCAGCCTTTGATGTCAAGGCCGGAAATTGTGCGAACGTCGGCAACCGACCGGATGGGGTCGATTGAGACGTAATTCTTGATGATCTCGGCATCAAGTTCGGGATCGAGGAAAATACCGCCCTCTGCGAAAGTGCCCTCAGTGATCGTATGCTTCTCCAGCATAAGAACTTCACCGGCGAATTTCTCGTACTGCTCGCTCGCTATGAACTTTTCAGCGATGGGCATTTTGCCCCGCTGTCCGCCAAAAGTGCGGATATAATCGCGGATTGCCTCGCGGTGCTCCGACGGCTTGATACCGGCTTCCGCCTGGATTTCCTTCATCGCAGCCATACGAGTCTCCATTTCGTCAACACGCTTCGCTGTCGCATCGGCAAGTTGCGCGGCCTTTGTCGCTTCCGCCAGGTCGGTGCCGATCTTGTCAATCCTCGCCTCAATTTCGCCTAAGCCGATTTTATTGGCCTCCGAAAGTTTCCGGGTTTCCAATACGGCAGAGGTCGCTTCGGCAAGTTGTTTCTTGGTTTCTTCATCCATGATTATTTACCTCTACATGCTGTCAAGAATTTTGTGAGCGCTTCCGCGTCGTGGCTGTCCGGGGACGGGACGATCAAGGCGGGTTGTGACGTGGACTTTGCCGAAGCCACAAGTGCCGTAAGTTTTTCGCGCTCGACATCGGTTAAATTGATCAGTGTATCTGCAAGCCCACTGAGTGAGCGTACATCCGTGAGTTGTGCGTCGGGATTCGCAGGCCATTGGCAGATCGACCATTCCCATAACGCGATCTCTTTTAACGTCCGGGTCGATACCTTTTCGACGGTTGCCCAAGCCTCATCTATCGTTTCAAAGCCGATGGACAATCCGACCTTCATACCCTTTGACATCGCGTCTTTCGCAAGGGCGTAAATCTCGCGGGCGCGCTGGACGCTGTTAACGAGCAGATCGCCCGATACAAGCAGGCCGTGATCATCCTCCGTACCGCCGTTCGCATTCCCGATCCACTCCATTGAGAAGTGATTAAAGAGTATCGGCACTTTCCCGCCGTTGTTTTTCAGGGTTCGTTTGAACGCGCCGGGCTTCACCGTCTCCATGTGATCCCAAACCGGGAAAGCATTATTGAACACGCTGGCATAACCCTCGACGTGCCCCGTCGATTCATCCAGTGCGCTTAGTTCAAGTTTAAATGTTCTGTATTCTTTACGACCTTTCATATCGGTTCCTCCGTTTCGTCCAGTACCGAAAATGTACAGCGACAATTACAGTCGTGAGACGGGTCACCCATCATGCCCGGAGCCTGTCCCCTCACACCATCCATCGGTGAAACAAAGTCCTCATCAAAGCTCACGACCATGCCGTCAAGCTCTACGTGGCTGTCCCTGACGCGCGAGTCGCGGGCAGACAGCCATTCCTTCCGTTCTGCCACGCCTGACTGCCTGTAGCCTTCCAGCGTCGCCTTAGAGGACGCCATGCCGACTTCCGTCTGTGCGATTGTACGCGCTCGCGCGGGCGTGAGATCATCGAAGTTATCGAGTAACCTCTGCTTGATTTCCATTATGCTTTCGTTCTGCGAAACGCCCTCGTTGATAATCCTCTGCATGCGGTCGGCGGTTGTCTGGTTAATTAATTCCGATCTGTCCGCGAGAGTTTCCGCGATCCACTTCTGGATCGCCGGGCGATTAATGTCAAACACGATGCCCTTTGCTTTGAGTTCCGCGAGCGCCGCCTGCCCAAAAGTAACCATCAGCGAAGACGTCAAACTGTGGACGGCCTCGACGTATGCCTCGTCCTGATTCGTGTTCTGGAAAAGCCTGTCAACGGTCATCGCGTGCATCTCGCGATTGTCGGCAGCGGACATCATGCCTTCCAGTTTGTCGAAGACTGTATTTAATTGTTCACGCGCAAACGTTTTAAAAGCCCGTTCAAATTTCGTCTCATAGGGAAGCCGCATTTTGTTCTTGCGGTTGTATGCGGCGGCGCGCGCAACCTCTGTTTTATATCTGGATTTCGGATGAATCGGGAAAAGCGACAATACGGGTTCGCTGTCTTCGCGCTTCTCATAACCGGATTTACCAAAGACCGCGCCTGTATCGGCAGTGACGTCCGTACCCAACGGCACAAGATTGAACGGCACAAGGATAACGTCACCTTCCGGCACCGTATCGAATCCACTCTTGACGCGCTTCTCGTTTTCAGTGAGCCATGAAGCCATAGCCAGGCGCGTAAACAGTGCCGTCGCGTCTTCCTGCATTACATCGATATGCCCGTATTCCAGGCCGATTTCAATGCCGGGTTTCTGGCTGGCTACTTTATTCGTGAGCGCATCGGCGAATGCCTGCAATGGCGGTATTACGGTTTCAAGATATAAGCCCTTACGCGCCTCGTTGACGTTGTTATATGTGGACGCCGCCGGATCTCCGATTAGCTTTGAATCGACACCCATGACAGCGCAGATATCCCGCATCATGTCCTGCTTACCGAGCAGCCAGTCCATGTCTTTAGCGGTCTGCGACATCTCTTTTGCTTCGATGGATTCACCGGGTACGAACATGGGACGTCCGGCATTTTTGGCACCGGCGTATTGCGCCTGATAATCGTCGTGTAGTTCCTTTTTTAGAGTCGGTTTAAGACTTAGAAGCCCCTTAACAAAAAAGATAATCGCCGGGATACCGCCACGTTGCAGGATGTTCCGATTCCAACTGATAGCGTTCGTGTGCGCTTCGATGACCTCGGCAGCGGCGGCTATTGGAGAGAATGCGCCGGTCATGCTTTGCGGGTCGGGGTAGCGCGTATAAACAATTTCTTCCGCCGGGATGATAATGCCTGTCGGACCATATTCGTACCGAGTGATCGCGCCGAAGTCATCGGTAATGATGCGGACCTTATCCGGGAGCAGTAGAACCATTTCGGGCGCAGACTTAAATTCCAGTCCGTTCAATCCCACGCGTGTACCGAAACCACGGAGTTGTGCGAATGCACATCCCGCGAGATTCATGTGCAGGCACCACATCTCGATAAATGACCGCATCGTTTCCGTCTGCGAAGGCGACGTTATCAGGCGTTGAATTCCCGCTAAATCCTTCGGTATTTTGTCATCCGGAATGATTTCGCCGTCGCGTTTGATCACGAACTTGACGGACTTCGAGGCGGTGCAAATCTCGCGCAAGCAGGCATAAACAACGGGATTTCGCTTGTAACCGTACTTCACATAGTCCGCAAAACGCCACGATGAAGATGTGCCTGTACCGATGCCGTCGGGGAAGTTATCGAACGTGATAGCAATCCGCTTCTCGGGAGGATTGAGAAGGCGATGGACGAACTGCCCGAAAATGTTCACGCTAGGTGGACATAGATTGCATGAATTAAACAAAACATAATTATCCGAAATAGTCAATACTGCTTGACAATTATTTTCCAATGTAATAAAATTAAATTATGTCAAATTTGCCTGAATTAATAAGAGAAATGGTGGAAGTGCAGAGAATGAGTTTATCCTCAATCGGTAGAGAGTTAAATTATTCGAGGGAGAGAATAAGACAAATTTACAAGCAGGTCGGCAACGGCCTTACGGTCAAGGATTGGAAGTTACCCAAAAGCAAATGGCGAAAACCGAAGGTCAATCCATACGCTCTACAAAGATTGGCTCGGATAAAAGGATGCTCTAATCCAGAATGCACGCATAAACATACTGCACGACAATACGATTGGCATCATCCCGGAGAAAAAAACTTTAACTTAGGGGCAAGATTGGGCAAGGTATCCCGTAATAAATTAAATGCAGAACTAAAACTCGTAATTCCTTACTGCAACTCTTGCCATATGAAACTACATCATCCCAAAGGGTTAAAGCCAAACGGGGAAATAGCCATGAGTGCAGAAGAAAAAAGACAAAGGGTAAATGAGCGGAGTAGAAAATATTATAAGCTGCGTTGTGGAAAAACCCAACTTAGAAAATTAGGAGAGTAGGACTCGTTTTTTATATGGTGAATCTCCACTCTTGAGGCCATGATTTTAATTTTAACAGAAAATTTCCATTTGTCAAATAGGGGCATTAGAAAAGAAACAAGCTCGACGGCGGCACGGTTATCAATCCGAAACATCCCACGGTCAGGTACCGAAAGCCGTCAACGCTGTGATCATTCAGCTTTATGGGGTGATTCGTCACGCTGTTGCGCTCGTAAGCCGGGATGCGCTCTATCAAGTCCGGGCAATGCGTCCGGTCTATCCGTACCAGCGGGCGCTCGGGTTCGCTTAGGCGCCACTGTACCGCGCTTATGCCGTCTTCGACATCGTTGATCGACCGCTTTTCTTCCGGGGAAGTCCAGAATATCGGGATACCGGCGTTCTGAAAATGCGTTTTCATCTGCTTGCCAGACGGGTCACAATAAGCCATTTGCACGAGATCGCCCGCTAAGTCGATACCCGCGAGCTTCCCGTAGAACTCGAGCTTTTCCATGACCGCGTTAAGTTGACGGTTGGGCGCGTTCTCGACAATCGCTACCTCATCGAAAATATTCAGGCAGTCCCATTCCCCGACCTGGGCGAACAGGCAGCGGAAGTTTTCACCCCAGTCGATTCCCATGACAACCGGGAGCATGGGATCGAATTCTACCCGGTCGACATGCCACGGCAGCCCCGCGTTCGTCGGTCGAAACATGCTGTAAATCGCGCCCTGTAATGCCGTGAATTCCGCGAGATAGTTCATGCGGAATAAATCCATGAGGCCACGGCGTTCATATTCCACGCGGATTTTATCTATGGCTGAATGATCGACATGCGGATTATCGTAGCTCGTGAAAGTGAGCGTGTAGTAATTCGGGTCCGTCGCTGCCTGTCGCGTCCAATCGTCATAGCGTTCCTTCCAATGATCCATGCCGTGCGGGGTCGTAATCAGCAAGGCCGCGCCGTTGACGTCCGTTAGACCGCGCTCGATATACTCCTCAAATATTTTCGGTTTGAACCGGGCGAACTCATCGCAGAGTACGAATGGCCAACCTTCACCGAGGATTGAGGCCGGGTTGTCGGCTGTCGCTCCGATGATCCTAGCACCCCAGGGCAGCTCTATGTAGCGTTCGCGTTCGCTGTATTTTACCTGCTTATTTGGATTAAAGCCGGGAATGAAAGTCTTATAAACGTTCGTCCGCATTATGGCCTTTGACACCATCCGGAAGGCTTTATCAGTGAGTTCGTTGTAAGGCGCGATGATGGGGATTACGCGGAGCGGTTGCTGCCCATCGGGCGCAAACGCGCCTTCCGTGAGGATCGGTGCCTGGGTGATTACAGTCTTGCCCCCGCGCGTACCCGCGTTAATACCGATGCGCTTACAGCCACGGTCGAGCGCGCCGAGGATTAAATCCTGTTTGGCATGCGGCACAAGGCCAAGAGCTTTGAATATGCGCTTACGGATTATCCGGCGCGTCACGGCCTGAGTAATCTTTTCTTTTGTGGCGAGTGCTTCCATTCACTGATTGCTATAATGCCCAAAAATTGCAGCCAGGATAAACATCGCGACGATAAACACGACGATCATAATGCAGCCGTAACAACCGCAATTCATCGTCCGCAGGAAAAGGCCGTCATTTTGTCCGTCGATTTTCATATACATGCAGCCTGTGTCAGAACGCCATTGCGGAGTCCGTAGAAATATAAATCAGTTCCAGGCTTTGTACCGCCCGCAGCCTCTTTATTCGTCGAAAATTCATGCTGGACAAATTCGTCAAGATGTAAAACGCTTTTCAGGTCATCGCCCGTAAGCGGTCGATAATATTTAGACCAAGCCGGGTTATCGATTTGCGCCGTGCCCGATGATTGCGGAGTATGTGCGGCTGTGCCGTGTTCATCGCGCCCCGGTGCCGCGCAAGTGAGAATCAGCAAGCCGCCCGGCTTCACCATGCGCTGCATTTTCGGTATGCTCGACCGCCAAAACATGTCATGCTCCAGCATTTCGGTTGATATCACGACATCGAAATGCTCGTCCGGGTAATCGAGTTCATGCACCTTTGAAATCACGTTGACGCCCTTGCCCGCGATCACGTCCACGCCGGTATACGCGCAGGACGCAAATTCATTCGATATGCTGCCGTTCAAATCAAGACTACCGCATTCCAGGATGCGCTTATTCCAGAAGTGCCCCGGATATTGAGCCTTCACGCTTTCGACGAATTGGCGACATTGGCAGTGCATGCGTCCTCCTCGTGCTGGATTTTCGTCCATTCCTTTGCCTGCGGATGTTCGGGATCATAATCGACATCATGCTCCGGCTCGCGGCGTCCAAGCGTGTTCGCCTGCCCGTTCACGAAGTAATGTTTCACACCGAAATGATGCGGGATCGGGTCGTATTTTTTTTCAAGCTGCCTGCGGAAAGTATTGTCACGCGCTCCCTCGTAATTGACCGCCGGGAGTCGTTTCGGAGCGCGCCAATCGCCCTCGTAAACGGTAGCAAAAAGCTCATTTAATTCCGCATAAATTAAATCGGTAACGCCGACAAGCGCGCCTATCGGACTGCGATATGCCTCATTCTTAATGCGTCCGCTTTCGTGCATGTAACAATCGTAAGTCCACGCTACCGATGAAACCCCGTCCACTAGAGGTTGAATCGCTTTAATCGTGTAATCCGGTGACAGCCGATCATCGGGATCGCACCAGATGATTATCTCAACGCCGTCCGCTTTCGCAGCCTGTAATCCGGCCTGCCCCTTGTAAAGCCAGAGATGCGGCCACGATCCTTCCACGTCGATTTCCACGACCTTGAATTTAAAGTCATGGATTAGACGCGCCGGGAATTCACCCTTGCGACGCTGATAAAGAACGTAGACGGTCTTCAATTCATCGGGGTAGTTCTGATACTGGATATCGATTAAGGCATGATGAAGGTCGAGTCCGAAATGCGCCATGACCAGATAGCCGACGGTCGGGAATTTTTCTCTCTTAGGCAGTGCGGGAATCTTTTTAATCCGTTTCGGCTCCCGTAAGCGCGTATCCGAAAGCGTGAGGATTTCCAAGCCCTCGGATTTCAGGAACCGGATAATGCTGTCGCAGCCGTCGCAGCACTGCCATTTGTCGCCGTGCCGCGAGTCGCCCGTACCGCCGCTGCCGTCGAAATGGAAATCCCCGGCCATGTCGGCACCGATCATAATCACGCGACGCGCTCCGCAAAGCCACGCAATTTCAAGCGCGGTCGATGATACCGTGCCGCCGACGCGGAAGCCGAGTTCGTCGGGGACATACGGCTCCTCATTGTACGAATCACGGATGAAGAAATGTAGCACGTCCTTTGTTCCCGTCCGCTCGATTATGAAGCTGGAAAATACCCGCTTGCCCTCGAAGTTTTCAAAGGCATTATTCCAGAAATCCTTCAGGATAACTTCCCAGTCGGCACATACCCAGACCGCCACTTTAAACCGTGCCGATTCCTGCGTCCACGGAATCACAACCGCGCCGTTGACCGCAATCACATACGCATCAGCCGGGACGTCTTTATAGCAGTCCCTTCCGTTAGGTCCGGACGCGAGCAGATAAACAGTGTCCGGCATTTTCCATAGGTTGCGATGGACGTCATTATCCGGGAGTACGTTATTTTGTGGCCTGTGAACACGAATATTCCAAACTGGTTTCGGCTGATCGACTGGCAGCGGTTCACATTCGTCGATCCGTCGCACGTCCACGCCCTGGCTCTTAACCCATTTAACGAGCCACTCCCATTCAGCGACGCAAGGCCAGACCTTATCATGCCCCGCCTGCGGATGCGGATCGCCGTTGAAATAGCCGCCTTTCATATCGACACCGAGCGTTATGACTTCTTTACAACCGCCATAGTAGCAGAGCGCGAGAGCGATACCGGCTACCGTGGCGCGCGTCGATATCATGCCCTCTGCTTTGTCGAGCGGTCGATAGATATCGCCGCCCGCTTTGAACGTCACCTTGACAATCGGGAAATATTTTGCGATGCACTCCTGCTCGAAAACGGGGACGGGAGCGCAACCGGCATAGATCGAGTTCAAACTTAAATCACGATGCGAGTCTGCTATTGCACCGATGCGGTTGTTAAACCAGTCCGCTTTCAGCACGGCGGGGTCATGGACAAGCCAGATGGACGGCTTAATTGGGAGTTCGATAGCGCGGTTGCAGGCGATCACGAAAGTACCGGGGGGAATCCGGAGGCAGTTATCCTTTGCGGACATGCCGCTGCCGACGATGTAAACGGTATCGGGGAAGGTGAAATCAGTTTTGAGGATGTCAGTCTGTCCCATTGTCGGAGCCATTGCCGTTCCCATTCCCGTTGTCCGGTTGTACTTCCGGGAGCGCGAGCGGAGCGTATACGTTTTTCATCGCATCGTCAACCGCCAGCTTGATTTCGTCCTCGACGGAATCAGCCGGAGGATTCGCGCGGTCATCGTCAACTGTGATGTGCGATGGTACCGGGATATTCAATATGCGGTACTTGGATTCCACTAAAGTTTTCAACGATGATGTCAGAATGGATATATCGGAATTCCTTAACAAACTCGCAAGACTGGAATCTCGCATCGCAAGCAGAATCTTAGAGACGCCTAAATCACATGCGGCGGACGCCATAGAATCGAAGCGGGTTTTATCCATGACTGCAAGGTGTGTTGCGGTATCCATGCCGAATTTGACGATGCTGTCGCGGAAATCTTCTCTCTTGTCAGTCCAATGTTCATCAGCCGAATGCTGCCTAACTATCCCGGCAGCAACATTGAATTGCAGCGCGACGTCTTCCAGAGTGACATCGGATGTCACGTAAAGGACTTCCATTTCCTGCCAGTTATGTTTCTGTCTTGACATAGTAGCTATTAACTAAATACTCCGACCTACCCTCACCCCGACCGCCTCTTTCTGGCTAATGCTTTGGCTTTATATCGCAAGCCTATCCAAGGCCGTGAGGGTTTTTTGACACTATGCCCAACCATTGCCCCGACAGGATCGCGCTTTATTGTGTTTGGGAGCTTCCCATAAAGACCCTGCATGTAGGGAGTCACCGTCTTGGAAGGCTTCTGGCTTATAATATCAAAGCCGTCCTCGATAAGATGCACCGCCTGATGTTCCCTCCGGGTTAAAACTGCCAGATTCAAGGGGTCGTTATCATCATGTTTCCGGTTAATATGGTGAACGACCTTGCCTTTTAAGTCCGCGCCAACTTCGGCAAGAATTTCCCGATGCTCAAAACTGTATTTCCCGTTCTTGTAAATCCGCTTATATGGGACTTTCTTTTTCATCGGCATTATTATAACACATTAGTCAGGATGTCAAACCTTCAGAGACTGCGATAAGAAAAAAAGACCGGGAGACTGCAAGTATTAAGCCCCAAGACGAAAGCCTTGGTTCGCAGTCTCCCGGCTAATCTGATAACCCGTCGCCTAATCGTCTGACCAGTCAAGCTGGGATGATTCTGAACGCCCCGAAGGGCACTCGCTTGGTTTTCAGCTAAGGGATACATTCTGGTCAAACTTTCACCGCCTACCTTTCACGAGCAAAATCCGTATACGGAAGATTATCATGCCATTCAGTACACGCATCGCTTTTTGGGAGGCATTTATGAAAAATCCGGGTGTAGGTCGTGTCGAGTTCCTTCCGGGCAGCCATGATCGCCAGGATGAGGGCGGCCTTGTCGGGATCGTCGCTGCCGCCGATGCAGGCAAGCAAGTCCTGGAAGCGTTGACGGGCGTTGAGATATTCGAGTTCTGGGCTCATGTTATCGCCCTCTCTTTAAGTGTTTCCCAACTTTTTAACTTCTCTCCCATTTCGGCATATAACGCTACTCTCTCCGTCGGGTTATCCGTCTGACTGGCTTTCAGGCTTAACTCGCGCTGCCAAGATTCTATCTGCCGGTCAAACATGATTCCCATGCATTCGTAATATCGATTTTCGTTCAGGGCGTCGATGTCGAAATCCCCGGCCTCGCGCTTCTGATGGAATTCAGCCTCAAAACCGGCGAACAGACTGATTAAATCCTCATTATCGGGCGTGTGGGATATTTCGGCTCTTACCGCGTCGACCAATAAGTCGGACTCGCAGAACTGCAAAGCCATGTGGACGCGTGCCCGCGGGTCTTTAACCTTCCCGCGAGTTTTTATTTCCCCGGCATATCTGACTACTTTGAGTAGGATTTCACCGTCTATATACATTTCCATTTCGCTACCTTCGAGTTGAAATAAAATTGTTCTTCACAACGGAAGCCGTTCCGGTTCTTGGCTACCTCGACATTCACAAGCCAGTCGTAATCATCGGGATCGACGGAATCCCGGTAAAGCAGGATCACCACATCGGCATCGTTTTCAAGTTCCCCGGCTTCCTTCAGGTCCCAGATCGTCGGCTTCCGTCGTTGCTTCCGGGACTTCGAATCGGGGCGCGTGAGTTGCGACAGGATAATCATCGCGCATTTATTCTGCCCGTTCAGGACGCGCGTCCAGCCGGATAAATGCCCCATTTGCTGCCGCCGATCCCCGCGAAATTGCTTGCTGGAATTAAGCCGCTGAATATAATCGAGAATAATGAGGTCGACGCCACCGCGGTTATAGGTTTCCTTGAACGTGTCCTCAACGTCAAGTTCGTTCGCGGTCGGCATGTAAGCGATGGTCAAGGCACCGCCTGAGTCCACAATCTCGCGTCTCAGTGTGGCCATAGCATGATGGGCGATTATCCGGTTCGTGTTCGCCTTGATTAATCCGATGCCGGTTTCTGTGACCGTGCTTGCGATGCGTTTAATCATTTCGTCGGGCGACATTTCAAGCGACACAAACAGGACCCGCTTCCCCTTCCGGGCGTTAGCAAGCGCAATTTCCGTCGCGAAAGCGGTCTTACCGTGCGATGACCAGGCGCCGATGACCATCGTATTGCAGGGGTATAGTGTAACTTTGTCGCTTATTGTTTCAAAGGGAATCTCGATTAAACTAACTTCCCCGGTTTGGAGATGCTCGCAGAATTCGTCGTATTCCTCCGCCGCTTCGTCGAGTGTCCGGACCTTAAACCGCTCTGATTTCGGTTTCAGTTCCCCGAAACTCTCGACCGCGAAGCTGTAAATTTCCGCTGCCGATTTCCCGTTCTGACTGTAAGCCCCGATCACATGGGCGATCTTGGCCATAGTCCGCTTGCCACTGAGTTCCCGGACGTCGAAAAAGTATTGCTGAAAATTCGATCGGATAACGGATGTCACCGGAAGCGTAAAAAGCCGGTCGACATGCTCTTGATTTTCAAGCCGGGAAGCGACATTGGAAAAACTAATCGAGCTTCCTGCTTGGACTACTTTTTGCATCGCGACAAATATTGCCTTCGACTCAATGAGGCAGAAATCATCCAGCGTCAATTTCAGGACGGCCTTCACCGCGAGATCGGGTTCCCGGATACAGGCTGCCAAGAAGTGGGACTCTGCCATTTTCTCAACCTTGCCTTCAGAATTCATCGCAATCGCCTCCCTGCAGACCGGTTAAAACCGGGTCGGGTTCCGCGGTCGACATGCCCTGACGTCCCTGTTCAAGCCGTTCCTTCCGGTCGACGTCCTCCGAAATGACCAGTTCGTCGACATGCCGGATGAACATCTCCCATTTGTGGCCGGCTACCCATTTAACCTGAAATTCGTCGCAGTCCGCGGGATCGAGTCCGATGAAGTAATCCATCGCATTCTTTACCTGGGTTTCTGTAAGTCCCCGCTTTAAACACGTCCGGACGTTAGGGAGAGCATGAGCAAAGGGAATCGACGGCTTAAAACCCCACCGCTTAAAATGGGTAAGAACGTAATGCCCTTGACACCTTTCAGCGGGATCATCGGATTTAATCCAATCCTCGGCAGTCCGTCTTTTAGTTTTTTTTTCAGGGCTGTCCGATGCTTTATCGGACGAATCTTTCCTAAGATTCTTCTTAGGAGACGGAGGAGGAGGAGGAGGAGGAGGAGGAGCGGTGCTTGTAGCGGACGTTTTTAGCGTTTTAGCAGTGCTTGTAGCTACGCTTGAAGCGGTGCTTGTAGCGGATTTTATGACTGAAATCCTTTCCTGCAGGTATTTTTCACCTTCGAGGGATGTCATCATACCGCGGTTTATTTTGGCCGCGACGTTCCCTTTGATCGCTCGGATTTTCCTTTCCGGAGCCGCTACGACGTAAGCCTGGTGAAACTCCCACTCATGGACTTCATACTGACCGTCTATTTCGTCCACAAGCCGCACTTCAAGCAGTGCTTGTAGAAAAGTCCCGGGATCACCTTTCCATCCGGCGGCAATGTCCACGTCGAGCGGGTCCATGCCGTTCATTTTGCCGGTCGGATGATTTATGGCGATGAAGCACCAAAACCGGATCAAACACCGGTACGCGGGTTCGCCCAATAGTCGGTACAATTTTTCAATTTTTGGGTGGTCGGGGTTGTCGCAAGCGATTCTGATATCTGTGTTCATAAGCTGGTCCTTCAGGGGAGTCCGGCTAAGGACCAGCAAAGGCCGGACTCCCCCAGAAACGAAAAACGCGCTTACCCGGTCAAGGATGCGCGTCTTGTAATTGTTCTCCCTTGACCGGGGTACTCAAGAATCTTAAACTAATTTTATCCGCCTGTCAAGATTTTTTGCCTTGTTGTATTGTTTCCGCCTTCCGAAATTTAATCTATCTCGATTTTTCAGCCAATATCGATAGCTGCCTTGCCTGCTTTTCTCAGGATGTGATGCGTGGTATTCCTTTTGATATTGGCATTTTCTTAATTTATCGGCTTCTATGCTGTTGTTTTCGGTGCAGATACCATAATATTTATATATATATTTAATAAGCAGTTCACTATGGCTGGTCACCGCTCGTTTGTTTATTATTGTGTGAACTTGAGAATGGCAGGAAGCGCATAATATATGGCATTTTTCTATTTCCCTAAGAATCGCCCCTATTGAACTACCCGCCATGCTCGGAGGATTCATTGTTTTTCTTTCGGGTTCAATATGATGGAAAACTAAATTATTCATTGATCCGCAAACCCGGCAACCATAATGTTCTTTATATTTCTTAATGAACAATTGATGTTTCCACAATATATCGGTTTTAGAATGTTGATTATTTCTAGTCATGGGGTAAATTATAGCTTGATAAATATTTATTGTCAATCGTTTATTATTAAAAAAAGTACCCCGGCCAACTTTCCCGCTGACCGGGGCTTCTCGTAGGAGGATTGAGAATGAGATACTGCAACTTACTCACACTCAGGATTATAACCAGCGATTTCCCGTTTGTCAAATTTTTCTATTGACAAATGGTAGCCCTTATGTTAATTTATTTTCATGGTTAAGAAACTTTATACCCTCAGAATCGAAAAAATCAAGCGGCTGATGAAGGCTTACGAAATCAGCAATAGCGCGCTGATAGCGGAGTCTACGCTATCCCGTCGGACGGTCGAGGAAGTCCTCGCGGGTACGCGAAACGCGAATCCAGCCACTTTAAAGCTGATGGAAATTTCCATAAAAAATTTACGAAAAGGGATTATTTAGCTTGACAAAGGGTACACCATCTGTTACGCTTGTCTCATCTTAAAGGCACCGACCTTTCCGGCAGGAGCGCAAACGATGACAATCAAAGCATATCAAATCACAGCTAAGGGAAAAAACAAAGAGGTTGTTATCCCGGATGTATCCGAAGGATTGCCCAGTATGGCAATCTGGGAAATCGTGAGATGTTATCTTCTAAATGCTACATGCTGGGAGATTGTTCGGGACTGATACCACAAGCCGGGGCGCGACGGGAAACGCGCAGGCTGGCGAGCATACGCGAGGAGCATTGACGATGGAAAACTGTAAGAAATGTCATCACAAAAAAATGAGAATCTGCCAGTGGGCGGATAATCCCAAAAACTGCCAGGACTACTGGGAAGGACAATATGAGTTAATGGGATGTGATTCTCCAGACGGTAGACGATGCGTTTTCAACGCAGTACCGACAGGACAATTTCAGCCGGGCGGATGTACTCATTTCAACGGTTGCCGATTACGCGCCGGAACCAATGAATGCGCGAACAGCGAATACTAAGCCAACACTACACTCCCCCCTGACCCGTCGCCGGGCAGGGGGGATTGAGGAGCGTGACACACGATGAAAATGTGTAACACATGTACTGAGAATGGGAGAGAGGATAAGGGAAAGTGTGCGATCCATGATGTCCAAGTTCAGGATATCAGCGAGTCATTCAGCGGGGAATGCAAAAGCTATGCCGACAAGTGCGTTGGTTGTCCCCATTTCGAGACTGTCGGCACTGATGCGGAGGGATGCCGGAAACCCGCTTGCGTAAAGTGACATTTTTGTCCGGTTGAACATCGGGCGGGGAACTTTTTCTAAGGAGCGTAAACGAGAATGACGGAAATGACACAGGAATTAAAAGCGAAAATCAAGGAACTATCCGCAGAGCATTTTGAAGAGGCTTATGCGATGGGCGAGGAACATGAGCGCATAAAGTGGATGGAGGATCATAACCGCATCCGCGCTGCCGTCGCCAAGCTCAGGGATGAGGCGCGGACAAATCTTCACATCTGGGAAAGCCATAAATACCAAGAGCGTTACGACGCATACACCCGCGTCCTCACCCTGCTCGACGGGGAGGTTACTGATGGAACGACTAATTGACATCCCCACATCATCGGACGAATCCTGCCCCTGCATCGGTTGTCCGGAATACTGGCAGTGTTTCACCGACGCCGGGGACGCCGGATGCCCACGACCGGATCGACTCTGCAAGATCGGGAGCGTAGCAGATGCACAAAGGAACTGACCGGATAGGCGTCCGCATCCAGACGTCGCTTAGTGGCGTCCTGGTACGATGTGCGCCGGGGCAGGTGGTAGAGGCTATCGAATGGCGGGAATTGCGCCTGCTGCCCTGTGAGAGCGTACAGGCGGTATCTGTGAGACATCTTGCAAAACTCGCGGATACCGGGCCGGTCGACTTCACGGACGGGGATGCGGATCGGGAGCGCCAGGACTGGCAGGACGGGCTTGACGCGGACAGGATTCGAAATAGAGAACTTTACGGGAGCGAACAATAAATGACAGATGACAAAATCACACCAGCTATACCGACGAGGACGGCGATAAGCACGGTTGATGACACACCGACTATCGACCGCATCATAAAGCGGCGACAGATTCTCCAGCAGGCCATGGCTCAGGCGATGAAGCCGAACATCGATTTCGGGAAAATCCCCGGTTGCGGCCCCAAGCCGACGCTACTTAAACCGGGTGCCGAAAAGATAGCGAATCTTTTCAGGCTGGCTCCGAAAACCGTTTTTGAGATTATCGACATGCCGAACGGACACCGAGAATATCGCGCCACATGCAGCCTTTATGCGACGGACGGGACTTTCTTGGGCGACGGTTCGGGATCGTGCTCGACAATGGAGAGTAAGTACCGCTACCGCAATTCAGAGCGCGTTTGCCCGGCTTGTGGCGAGTCCGCGATCATCAAAGGCAAGGCTGAATACGGCGGCGGATGGGTCTGCTTTAAAAAGAAGGGCGGATGCGGAGCGACATTTGACGACGACGATCCGGCGATTACTGACCAGGAAGTTGGCAAGGTCGAGAACCCCGACATCGCGGACGTATACAACACCTGCGAGAAAATGGCTGATAAGCGGGCTTTCGTGGCGGCTGTCCTGAAAGTTACCGGAGCATCGGAAGTTTTCACGCAGGATATCGAGGACATGAATAAGCGTCGACCGGCGCAAAAACAACCCGAATGGACACCCGGCGAAAGCGGTCCGATAGCACAGGCGGTCGATGCAGGACGCGCCCAAAAAGCGGACACGGTCAAGCGGGGTAGCTCCGGACACCCGACCGAAAAGCAGGTCAAATTGATTTACGCAGTTGCTGAAAAGGTAGTCAGTCGGGATTTTGGCGAATGGATAAGTGAGTACACAAAAGGCCGAACCGCTGACCCGGCAGAACTAACCTACGATGAAGGGCAGGCAGTAATCGCACACCTGAAATCACTTGAAGCGAACGCGGAGGGCAGCCATGAGTGAGACACAAGTTTTTTCAGAATCGGGATTGCACCGGAATAAAGAAGGCCGGGATGGGACACAAGGTTTTTATACTTGGGATGATTTTACGATAGAACAACAGGATTTATTCCGGGCTGACTTCGGACTTGACCTCTCTTGGGAATTATTCGGTATCGGGGCGCAATGGAATGATGAACACTTCTATCAGCCTCTATTGTCGCGATGTAAAGACCTCAAAGCAGAGGTCGAGCGGTTAAATAAAGCATTCGAGGATTGCAACGAAAATCGGACTTACTGGTTACAGCGAATCATCAAGGCTGGGCAGAAATTCGGTTATAGCGGTGATCAATGTGCGGAAACAGCAATGGAGATTATCGAGGAATCTGCTCTAACTGCCACACCCCCCAAGCCCGTGGTGTGGGTAGACGATGGTGGTTTTATCGTGGACGAAAACGGACAAATTGCGAATGCGGGATTCATTTTGAAAAGCACTGTCCGCTATCTCGTTAATCATCATATCGCCGATGTCCGCGTGTGGGAGCCGCCGGAACCGACCTGCGATAAGTGCGGACAGCCTTTGAAAGCGACACCGGAAGGATAGATAGTTTGCGCTCCGGGGCTGGTCGGAAATTCACGGACACCCCCTTCCCGACATCCGGCCAGCCCCCACCTTTTTAACTATGACCGGAGAAACCGAAATGACACTGACACTACCCGATAACTTTCCTGAAATTCCCGGCTCCGATCAGTGCGAGGATCGCCCGTTGCACCGCGCCGCAAAGTTACGGATGATCGCCCAGCAAGATAAACTGGCTGACTTCCTGAGACACCGCGAGGCGAACCCGGACGCGCTCACGCACACGGTCGAACTGGACGGGGATGACAGGATACAGATTATGGTTGACAAACTTTACGACAAAGGAGGAACACGATGAGAACGAAAATCGCCACGATTGAAATCTTCCAACTGGACGATGATAGCTTGACCGCTCAGGTTTTCGAGCCGACAATAATGCCGACCGCGAACATCATGCTCGAAGCGGGAATGCTTCCGATGGTTGAAGCTGATATTTCATCAGCTTGCTTCACGTCCTTACTGACTCCCGCGCTGGAAGTCTGGGCGGACAAAGGCTCGTCGCTGATGCACAAGCTGGCGACAGCGGTTAAGAAGTGGAAGGGGTGGAAATGATGCCGCTTGACACAGCCAAACGCGACGCGCTTCTAGTCAAACTGACTGACCCGGCTATCAGCATCCGGGAAGCGGCGATCCTGCTCGATGTCTGCAATGCAACAGTCCGGCGGTACACGAACGCCGGGGCTTTAAAATGCACGCTAACCCTGGGAGTCAAGCCAGCCGGCAACAGGCGACGATTCCAACTGCATGACGTAATGGAATTTATCGAGGAGAGAAAACGCGGAGGTGATCGACCTTGACAGACCTGACGAAACTTAGTGGTGGTATGCTGATATTAAATTATGGCATGTCAGTAATTGCCGGAGATTCGGCGATAGAAGAACGTAAAGCCCTTCATACCGAACTCCTCCGCCGTCTGACCGAGGGCGAACAGGACACGAAGCGGTTGGAGTGGCTATTCCATCATACGAATGTGATTCGTACACATTTTATTGGCGATGGTAAAGTTGAGTATTCGATTCTGGAACCTAACCCATTAAAGGTTAGAGAACCGGAAATCCATTATCCCACGCCCCGCGTTACTATAGATGCTGCAATGGAGGCCACGAATGATTAGTCTCGGAGTAGACCAGAGCATGAAAGCCACAGGGCTTTGCCTGGTGCAATTTGGCGAAACCGGCGTATGGGTTTACCTGCGCTCCCGGACGATTGCCACGCCCTCATACGTCGCCATGCGGGACGCCCTGATTGACTTCATAGGGCTTGATACCGTAACGGTCGTGACGGCGGAAGACGCGTTTTTCGGCAAGAGCGCGATGGCTCACAAGAACGCTATCCGATCCGCGACGTGGGTAGAGTCCACATGCTGCCAGTACGGACTAGGAGAAATGTTTGATATCGTATCGGCCAACCAATGGAGGGCGGCGATATGGGGTAAGGGCAAGGGCGGCATGAAGCGCGACGATGCGAAGGCGTTCTCGATTGAGTTCGCCACGGCACACGGCTTGCTCGACCCGGACGATAACCGGGGCGATGCTTTTGGGCTTGCCCTGTACGGGATTGATAATTATTTAAACATGAAACGGGAGGCGACGTTATGACTAAAGAAGAACACATCGAACGGCACAAGCTACTGCATCAATGCCTTGACGAATTGGTAGCGGACTTCATTACGCATACGGGCGTATTGCCAAGTAAAACCAGTGTGATGGAGTTGATGACATGGAGTCACGAGCAGACTATAAATCCAACGGAGGCTCCGCATGACTGACAACTTTTGGATCGCCGGGGCTTTGTTCACCATCGCTATCGGCTGCTACTTTTTGGGATTCCTGCATGGAAGGCAAGGAGAAAACCACAATGAAAATTGAAGGCAGAATCATCGAGGTAACAGAGGGTGAGGAGTGCGACAGCATTAAGGTGCTGTCCGAGAAAAGAACGTCCACGATCAAAATGGACGTGGGCGATGCAGAGCGGTTTACCATCGGCGCGAACGTCACCATAACGGTCGACATTGAGCCGACGCTTTATAACCGCGAGACCGGGGAAGTGACTCCAAAGGTCATCGAAGCCGTCAAGGATTTCATCGCAGATTGCGAGTCCATGCCGGAAGGGAACTCCACGACAATCTCAACGAGTTTGCCAGGACATGAACCGGTCACGATCAAAGGGAAGGGGAAAAAGACATGATTGACCTTTTAATCTGTTGTGGATTGATGACATTGTTCGGCCTCGCCATGATTATTAATGCTTTGATTTTAAAATGAAGGGAGTAAAACCAATGAGCACAAACCCTGAGTTACTCCGTATCGGCTGGGAACTGGTCACGGTCATGGAGCGGGAAATCGCCCGGTTCAAGGCAATCCTGATGACCGAAATCGCCGTGACGCCCGGGCCCGGCCAGCTACTGACCGAGGAAGGCGTTGAGGAAGTACCCTCTGACACCTATCAAGTGAAAGCCCCAAATATCATATTTTCAGAGGTTCCGGGCGGTCGAACGAAGGTGACATACATGGTAGACATGAATCAGGCAGTTTCGACCGTCCCAGATGCCCCACAAGCGACGAATCAGGCTCCGGCAGGGGTAGACTACCGGCTCGAACCGATCGGCTGGCAGACCGGGCTGAAGGTTGATCCTGCTGGTGTTGTCCACCAGGGCGTTTTTAATAAGCAGGATTTCGTCCGGATTTATTGCCCGTTCGGTTGCGGGGGCAGCGACGTTTACGATAAGGCCGTTTTCACTCTCAGGAAGGTAATCAAGTGCCGACGATGTAAGCGGTCGTTTGAGGTTAAGCGCATGGACGATGTGCATCTGTGGAAGGCAATCGACAACGAGGAGCCGAAAGCATGACCCGTCGGTTCAGTAATAAACATGAAACAGCAATTGCTGGTCTCCAAACCACTCTGAAAAAGTTAGGGGCGAAGCAATTTGAGATCAAACAAAGTTACAGTGGCGGAAAGGAATCCGTCGCCATTATGTTTACGATGGTTGGTTCTGACAAAATGGAGCGCGAGTATCGGTTTATATGTGATAATTACTCCGATCCTAAAGACAATCTGAGGGCTGCGCAGAAAACACTTCAATATTGGTGGAGCATTTTATTTGATTATAAGGTTCGCATCGAAGGGCAAAAAAGCACGGTTGAAACTTTACTCGCGGCCTTTCGGGTTCTGCCTTCACAGCAAGTTTTAATCAAGATGCTCCCCGATCCCGACAAGAAACAACCGCATGAGATTTTAGGGATTGCCTACGATGCGAACCGCGACGAAATTCAGAGGGCTTTCAGAGAGCAAGCGCAAGTAGTACATCCGGACAAAGGCGGGGACAATGAATCCATGCAGAGGTTAATCAGGGCAAAGGACGAAATGATTTCACGATTGAACTAAAGGAGACAACGACGATGAACGGACCAGTTAATTTCAATGACCACGGAATCGAGATCAAGGTTTTCCAGGGCAAGGTGCTATCAGCGAACGCACGGTTGGTGAACCCGAAGTTTGCCCCGCTGATGGAAGCCCTCTGCCTGTGGCTGAAAGAGAACGGCTACACGAAAATTGCGACACGGGGGATTCGAAATAACCGCCAGATGCGAGCCGTCAAGAAGACATCCCGCCATAGCGACGGGACATACCCAGATTTCAAGGCATGGCCTGACGGAACGACCGGGAGCTACGGGATCGACATCGAGGGATTCTATGCGCCTGATAAAAGCCTCACAACGCGAATCAAAAAGCAGAAGGCGGAGATGGTGAAGATTCTGGAAGGGCTTGATTTCCGGGTCTATCACAAGGGGCCGATCAATCCTGAGCATGTCCATGCAGAGTTAAAGAACCCGACAACCTGGAAGTGACGGAATGAGCGATGAAACATGGAAACGAGACATGCTGGCAGTAATCGACGATGCGTTGTCTACCAACGAGGTCGAAGACTTGCAGGCCAACCGCGACCTGATGCGGGTATGCGCGGTGACACTCAGGGACATGCTCCGGGATTCAGACAAGCGCATCGCAGAGCTTGAGGCGTGCGTGAGGGGGTTGACAAATCCGCTTTGGCGCAAAACCGATTTCTGCGATTCGGGCCCGCACATGAGATGTATATTTTGTGGTGCTATCAGGAATTATATTGAAGGAATCATAGAGCAGTATTTCTGCACCAACCCCGCGTGCCCCGCCGTGATAGCCCGCGCCCTGGTGCCGGAGGTGCCTGAATGATCGGACAACATTGTATCATCTGCGAATATCCGACCATCGTTGATCTTCTGCGTCTTGAATCAGAAGGTCTCATGGTTGAATTAAATATGGTTAATATAGACGGGCTTAAATCGTCTGAAACTCTTTATATGTGTGACCAGTGTAAAGAGAAACAAGAACGGGGAGAACTTGACTGGAATAACTTACCGCCCGATGGTCCACTTGGTAGATTCTTGAAAACACAAGAGGTAACCGATGCAATTCAAGAAGCTAATGGCTGACAAAATCATGGCCGGCGAAAAGACCGCAACACGCCGGTTGAAAAAGCCACGATTCAAGGTTGGCTCACGACAGCCCGTGCAGAACGGGTATCGTGACAAGGCGCGGTGTTACATCGTGATTGATGTGATCTATGAACAGCGGATGGATGCGATGACCGATGCAGATGTCCGGCGCGAGGGATTCGATAACTATTATACGTTTTATGCTTACATCTGCAAGGTCAATAAGACAGTCATTCTCACGATTCGGCCTGTATGGGTCATTGAATTTCACAAGGAGGCCGATAATGGAACTAAATAAATTCCGCGACAAGTGGGCTGGCTATATCGCTGGTCCGGACCGCCAAGAATTCGAAGACGACTTAGCCGCTCTCGAAGCCGGTATGCGGGGGACGCTGAGGTTTGTTATAAAACATAGTCAAACAATGACATGGTACGAATCGGGACAAATAGAAGATGAGCGCAATTTAGTATTTGATACTCAATATAAATGTATGCGTTTCGCCGCATCTCTCGGATACATTGCCGAGTTCATGGAGGACAAACCCGATGAACACACCGCACTGTAAATTCCTTAAATGTTTGATATGCACTCGTATGGATGAGGAGTGCCCCCACAAATCGATTGAGTCACAATTTGAATGTCAAGAAGCAACAGCAAGAGAAGATGAAGAGGATGCTTCCTTGTGGCATCCAGGGAGTCCCGATAATTATGGACACAAAGACTAACACACCGCATCCGTCCGAGGTCGTGGGATCGCTCATACCGATTGTGAGTGAGCCGTGGGAGGTTGTTTGTAAATCTTGTTTGGGTCACAAGTTAGCGTATGATTCTCGACG